CGATGTTAGAACAATAGTTAATAACGCTATTGGCAACATCGAGTTTCCAGAGGGCATGACTGAGGATCAGGTTGGAGAGATTGTAAAGACTGCTATTGGAAACATAGAGTTCCCGCCATCTGTAAGCGAAGATCAAGTCAATGAGATTGTTGGGAGTGTTCAACAAGATTTAAGTGACGCAATAACTCTTGGTCAGGAAGCGGCGGCAGAAGAAAGGCTAGAGTTACAAGAAGCCATCATTGCTGTTGGCGGAGATATAACAAAGCTTGACGAGGCAACACAGAAGCAGTTTGAGGAGTTTGGCGAAAGCATTGATGAACTATTTGAAGGTGTTGGTGTTGATATTGAAGCTTTGCAGGAAGGCCAAATTAGCCAAGCAGAAGCGTTTGCCCAATACCAAGAAGATGCACTAGCACAAGCTGAAGAAGCGGCAGAAGAAAGAGCTGATCTGCAAGAAGCCATTATTGCTGTTGGTGGCGACATTACTGCATTAGATGAATCTACTAAGAAGCAATTTGAAGAATTTGGCGGCACCGTTGATGATCTGTTCTCAGATGTAAACGTCGATATCAAGGCACTGCAAGAAGGTCAGATCAGTCAGGCTGAAGCACAAGAAGCATTCCAGACTAGTGTTTCTGAGCAGTTTGGTGATGTTACTGGACAGCTAGGCGAAATAGGCGGTGAAGTCAGCGGGTTAATGTCCGAAGTATCTGGTATCGGTCAAGGCTTAGAGGGTTTGGGCCAAGGTATTGCTGGCATTGGAGAAGGCTTGGGTGCGGGTCTGTTAGGTCTTGCGGCACAGCAAGCTATGTTGCCTGGTCAAATAGCGGCGGCCACACCTATCCAACCCCAAAAGTTTGAGAAGTTCCAGCGAGGTTTAACACGACGTAAGTTGGCTGACCCGTTACGGATTGGAATGTTTACTGGAGGCGCTAGAAGCGTATGACATATTTAAACCTAATGAATAGCGTACTGCGTCGTCTTCGAGAAGAAGAGACCACATCCGTTACAAGCACTACCTACAACAAGATGGTAGGTGACTTTATTAACGATGCTAAGACCTTGGTAGGTCAGGCGGCAGACTGGTCTGCACTTCGAGAAACACTCACGATCTCAACGACTGCTTCGGACAACACCTATTCACTAACAGGTGGTGGCGATAACGTAAAAGTCATGTCAATGCTCAACGATACTCAGAACTGCTTTATGGAGTATCAGACTAAGGATTGGTTTAACGATGCGCTGTACATTTCTAATGCTTCTGAGGGTGCGCCTAAGTACTTTACCTACAACGGTCTAGACGGTAACGGCGATACTCAAATCTTGGTTGGCCCTACACCTGATGGCGTGTACAGCATTCGGGTCGATCTTGTTAAGCGACAAGCAGATCTTTCAGCTAACACTGATTCACTGCTTATTCCTGCTCAACCTGTTATTCACTTGGCGGTAGCGTTACTTGCGCGTGAGCGTGGTGAAACGGGTGGCACATCGACTGCCGAATACTTCCAGATTGCTAACCAGTATCTATCAGATGCCATAGCAATTGATGCGGCAAAGCACCCAGAAGAGATGGTATTTAGGACGGTTTGATATGGCTCAACAACTGCAAAGCATCAATCTTGTAGCTCCGGCCTTTAAGGGTGTTAACACCGAAGACTCGCCGTTGGCACAGGATCCGTCTTTTGCTGAGATTGCAGATAACGCTGTAATCGACAAGCGAGGACGTATTGCCGCACGTAAGGGTCATGCGGCTGTTACGACTAACAAGACTGTGCTTGGCACTGATTCTTTGCGAGCCATTAAAGAGTTCAGGGATGATGCCGGTAACACTAAGATCTTTTCTGTAGGCAACAACAAGATTATTAGTGGAACGACTACGCTGGTTGATGAAACGCCTGGTAGTTACACAATTACTGCTGACAACTGGAAGCTTGTAGATTTTAACGACAAGATCTATTTTTTCCAGCGTGGGTTCCAGCCACTTGTCTATGACAACGCAGGAGGCTCTGTAATCACGCTCAGTAGCGTTTCTGGTGCGGCTGGTGTTACAAGCGCTATGTACGGCAACGAAGTTCTAGCGGCCTATGGTCGGCTCTGGACGGCTGACTTTAGCACTAACAAATCTACTATTTACTGGTCTGATCTACTTATTGGGCATGACTGGTCTGGTGGTACTAGCGGCAATATTGATATCTCAAAGGTATGGCCTGACGGCTATGACGAGATAGTTGCGCTGGCGGCACACAACGGCTTACTCATTATCTTTGGTAAGCACAGCATCGTTGCGTATCAGGGAGCAGAGGCTCCTGCCACCATGTCACTTGCCGATACCGTAGCGGGTGTTGGTTGTGTTGATCGAGATACGGTGCAGTATACCGGCACAGACGTGCTGTTTTTGTCACATACAGGACTCAAAAGCTTTGGTCGGACAATACAAGAAAAGTCTTTGCCGATTAGCAGTCTGTCTAACAACATCACGAAAGACATTATTGCCGCACTACAAAACGAAAGTGAGTTCTTTAGGTCGGTATACAGCCCAGAAGAAGGTTTCTATCTGCTGACCTTTACAGGACAAGACGTAACGTACTGCTTTGATGTGCGAGGCACGTTAGAGAATGGCTCATATCGAGTAACACGTTGGCCTTCTACAGGCTTTACTGCATACACAAGACTTGATGATGGCACTCTTTATGTCGGTACTACTGATGGCATTAATACATACACAGGATACAGCGATAACGGATCTGGCTATCGGTTTAAGTATTACAGCCCAAGCCTGACCTTTGGCGATAGCTCACGAATTAAGATCCTTAAAAAACTAAAGCCCACATTGGTAGGCGCTAACAACGCGACAGTCTTTATGAAATGGGCGTATGACTTTGATACGACATACGCTACGGCAGAGTTTACGGTAGGTACGCAGATTACTGGGTTCTACGGTGAAAGTGAGTACACAACAGTAGAGTTCACAGGTGGACAGCTAACTAACCAACGTAGCTTAAACACCACAGGATATGGCACTAGTGTTCAGGTAGGTCTGGAATCAGAAATTGATGGATCGCCCTTATCACTACAAGAAATTAACGTAATGGCTTTGATAGGTAAACTGTTATGAGTTTAAACATGAACCCAACAATAGGAACTCCACTGTTCCAAACTTCACCGGCAGGTTCTTACACAGGATCTACAGGTCTTAGCCCACAACAACTAAACACTATGGTTATGGGCGGAACTCCTAGTGCAACCTTGCCTGCTTCTTCTAGCGGATTTGGAAATGTTATTGGCGGGCTAGGCGATATCTTTGGCGGCTTGATGGGAGCCGGACAACAGGTGCTATCTTCGCCTAACGCACTGATGGGATTGGCTGGCGGCTTGTTAACTAAAGAAGCCTATGACCGTCTTAGCGACATTGGCGCTCAGGCAAAAAGCGAAGCAATGGGAATTGCAGAGCGTGGTCAAGCAGAGTCGCAGTTTCGACCGTTTACGGTAACAACCCCTACGGGTGCTATGTTTACTGCTCGTATGGGTGGTCGGCCACAGCCGTTTACACCAACGCTATCAGGCCCGATGCCGATTAGACCAACAATATCGGGGCCAATGCCAGCACCTAGAATTACAGATCAACCCTCTATGGGATTACCGCCAGCAACAGATACTGCGGCAAAACCAGCAGGAAGAATGGTTGGTCAGCCGGTAGGCATGGGTCAGGCAATACAAGCTCCGATGGTTTCTTCATTGCCAATGACAGGTCAGCCTGTACCAACTGGGTATACAGACGTTATAGATATGACTCCGCCTCCTGGGGCATTTCAACCACAAGTACCCGTAGCGCCTGCCGGTGAAGGTCTTGAAATAGGCATGACGCTTTCCCCTGAAGAGCAGGCACTGCAACGACAGTTGTTAGGTGGTGCTGGTGGATTCTTCGGCCAAGCAATGCAACCTACCGTAGGTCGTGAGCAGACTGTATTTGAGCGTATACGGGCCGCACAGCGTCCTGAAGAAGAAAGGCAACGTCTGGCTCTCGAAGAGCGTTTAGCGGCTCAGGGGCGATTAGGAGCGTCCTCAGCGGCTTTTGGTGGTGCTACGCCAGAACTCATGGCACAACAAACAGCCATCGGTGAGGCGCGTAATCGAGCAATGTTGAGCGCAATGCAACAGGCGCAAGCAGAACAAGCACAGCAAGCGGCGCTAGGCCAGCAGTTTTTGGGTGCTGGTTACTTGCCTACACAGCAATTGGTAGCGGCTACTCAGCCTGGTTTGATTCAGCAGGAGCTTGCACAGCAGGCACAACAGTTTGGTACAGGGCTCTTTGGTGAGACTGCACTGTCAGGTATTGAGGCTCAGTTGTTAGCAGAACAAGCCAGAGCAAACTTGCTTGGCGGTATCGGTAGCAATGTGATATCAGGCTTGATTAACCAACAACGTGCGGCTTCAGCGCCTTCAAGTGGCGGTGGCGGCTCAAGCTTAGGTGGTTTGTTTAGTACAGTTGCTGGTGGTCTTGGTCAGGTAGGTCAAGGCATTAGAGACCTTTTAAATATTTAAGGAGTCAATCATGGCTAAGTATTCAGCGCAGTTTTTACGGGCAATGACTCAGCCCTCATATCAAGAGGGTCTGTTTACTGCCGCTAAAGAGTTAGGTGGCTTACGTGGGCGATTAGATGAAGAGCGTCGTCAGGCAGAGCTTGAAAGGCAAGAAAAAGAAAAGCTTGCCAAGCAACGCCAGTATCAAGCTAACCTGCTTTCTTTGGGTGCCTCAGGTAAATTTGATCCTGAAATGTTAAAGGGCGCATTAGGTGGTGCGGCAGAGCTAGGGATGTCTCCTGCTGTTGCGGCTCAAGCTATCCAAGCAGGACAGGGATTTAGACCTAAGCCTCGTCTGACTGTAGATCAAAAAGAAAAGTTACTAGAAAACTTTACCGTTGAAAGCATTGCTGATTATGAAAGAACGGGAAATACAGCCTCTTTTGTAAGGCGACAAACTCTTCCTGATTATGTTTATGAAACAAAAAATGTAGCTGACCCAGAATCAGGAATAACAAACATAGTTAGATTCGCTTATGACAAAAACAGCGCTAATCCGTCAGTTCCTGTTTTTGAAAATGTAATAGGCCGCGCTCCCTCTGATGGCGGAGCAGACGCAACAAAATCAATAAGCCAGATGCTTAAAGATTCAGGGTTTGATGCTGACCTTTCAACAGATGACGGCATAAGGGCGGCAAGAAATTACGCTCTCATTGAGCTTGAGAACGCCTCTCTTGGAAAAGAGCTTGGAGATATGCTTGAAGCTAGACAGCCTCTAGGCTTGGCTGATTCTTTTAAGCTTTTAGAGGTAGATCCTGCCGTAGCAACAGCAAGAACAGATTTGTTTGATATTGAAAAATATCGCGCACTTGAGCAGATAACTGAAGCAGATGTTGCTGGTCTTACATCTTTAAAGGAGCGACTCCTTACAAACCTAGCACCTAATGATGTTAAAGCTGTTCAAGAGCTTGGAAGATTTAGGTCTGACGATGAAGTCATTGACTTAATTAAAAAGTTTACGACTCGAGTATTTGTGGGCGGCCTTGATAAAGAAACAAGGGCTGAATACAACCAAATTATTGATGTGTTAGAAGCGGCCTCTAAAAGCAGAATTATTAATAGCGCAAGACGAATGATGCTGGTAACTCCATCTAGTAAGGAACAGAAGGCATTACAAAATATAATTGATGTTTATGGTGGAAATACCGGACGGGTGATCGACTAATGACAAAGAAGATTAGCAGGGTAGAGCTAGACAATGGCGAGGTTGTGTCTATAGAGCATCCAGAAGGGTGGACTGATCTTCAGATAACAAACTACGCCCTTCTTAATGCGCCACAAGCAAAGCGAACTAGCCAGCATGATGCTTCTGGGCCAGCTAACAAAGATGATGAGATAACAATTTCTGATCTTGTTCAGCTAGGAATTGCAAGATTTGGAATTCAGTTTGTGCCTGATGTTTTCCTTATGAGTCCAGAAGAGTTTAGAAAAGACATGGACTTGGCGTTTTCTGGAAGAGAGCGAGAAACGATCATGCAGAGAGATGAAAGGCTGGCTAGAGAATTTGCAGGAATACCTGCTGATATGCCACTAACTCTAACTCAAGAATTGTTTGCGGCTGGCGGTGACCCTCTTTCTTACATGGGGGTGAAAGCGCCTTTAAAAGTTGCAGGGGGCGTTGTTCAAAGACAGGTAGTTCCGTTTTTAAAAACCGCAATCCCTGCAATTACTAGTACAGCCGCTGGCTTGCTTGGAGGTATGACTGCATCTCAGTTGGCCGCAGAAGCTGGCGCCGGCCCAATTACTCAGGAGATTGCCGCAATAACGGCTGGTGGCGTAGCAGGCGCAACAACCAATGTTGTTACAGCACCAGCAATTATGACAGTAGGTAAAGTTGCGGGAGACCTGAAGACAAAACTTACTGGAGAAAAAACAGACATCTTTGGCCCCGCATCTGAAGCAATGGCAAACAGCCAGGTTCGAGCAGAGATTAATAGAATTGCACAAACAACAAAGCCTGAAGAAGTGGTTCGTGCTGTTGATAATCTAGCATCACTTAAAGAAGAAATACCTGGATTAGAGATTGGCGGACTTGTTGGAGCGATGTCTGACAATCCTGTCGTTAGGGATTGGGTAAGAAAAACAACCCAAGCAAACAAAAGCTTCCAAAAAGAAATGGAAGAAATCTTGGTATCTGATGCAAAAAAATTATCTGAAAGATTTGAAACAATCGCAGGGAAGGTAACTGGCGAAGCGGAAGATTACAGCGTTGCAAGAGCGCAGATGGAAAGTATTGCGCGAGAGTCATTTAAGGCCCAAGAGCTTGCCTCAATTAAGAAGTTTGAAAAGCAAAAAGAAAACATTGATAAGGCGCTCGTTAAATTGTCTACACGGATAACGCCAGATGAAGATGCTGACTTGATATCCATCGGTGAAGCCGCTCAGAAGCTGTCTAGCAAGCGTGAGGCTTTAATTAGGGGAGAGGCTGATAAGCTTTATGACTCAACAAAAGCAATCGCTAATAGGATTACGCTAAACCCAGAGTTAGTTAGGGATGTTTACAGCCAGTTTAGAAACGTCAGATTGTCAGATGTGTTTGGGCCAAACAGTAAGGTTGGCGCACAGCTTGAAGCAAGGTGGATGCCGAGAGAAGTGGAAGGCAAAGTTACTGTACCTAAAGCTACAGGCACCGACGTAACATCCTTAAAAAAGGCTGTGAACACAGAAATTAACACCCTATCTAACAGAGCAAGAACTCCAGAGATTGACCAAAGAATAGAGCGTTTATATAAAACGAAAGGTGTTGTTAACGATATGCTTGCGAAGATGAGGGCAACAGATCCTGAGTTTGTTGACTCTCTTGCTAACGCAGATAAGTTTTATTACGAACAGCTTGGCCTCCCTATGCGAGCGGAGGGCATGAAGGACTTTACCTCTCGCAGGTTTAAAGCCGAAGCCGCAGAAACTCTAATGAACTACGAAAAGGCTATGGACTACATTAACTTTGTTGGCGCAGAGGGAATGCCAGTAGTTCGCCACGCTATACGACTAAACGCAGAAAGGTCTGGGGTCATAGGGCCAGATGGAAACATTCAGCAGAATCAGCTAGGCAGGTTTGTTAGAAGAAACCAACGAATGATTCGTGAGTTCGGAATGGAGGCTGAGTTTGCAGACATTGCGGGAAGGCTTCGTACCATTAGAAACACTGAGGCGCGTCACCAAGAAGCATATAACGAAAGAGCTAAAGAGCTTTCTAATAGCTTCTTTAAGAGTATAGAGAACAACAATCTCAGCACTGTAGTTAACAAAATGAAGTCTAATCCTGGCGATAGAAAGCGCTATATAAGCGAGATCAATAAACTTGCCCCAAAGGAAAAAGAGATCATTATGTCTGGTTTAAGACAGGAGTTTCTTTCTCAGGGGCTTATGACCAAGGGGTCAATGCAGGAGTATGTAAACAGTAATGTTGAGGCAGTAAGCGATATATTTGGCGCTGGCTATGCTCAGAACATCAATAAGCTTGCAGGTCTTAGGGATCTCATGGAGAACGTAAGCAAGACGCTCCTTGATTCTATGGGGTCATCCCCTGTTGTAGATACAGTTCAGGATGTTACCGGCGTTAGTACTGCTGAGTATCTTGGTACATTTAGAAACCAAATCCTTTCCCCAGAAAGGAAGGCAATTAACCTGGTAGCGAAGGCTTCTATAACAAAAGGCAGAGAGAAGTTCTATGTAAAGTCTGCCGAAATACTCAAAGACCCTGATGTTGTTGAAAGACTAGCCAATCCTCCAAAAAGCGAGATGATGCAGTACGTTAGGGAGAAAGGGGTTGGTGCGATTGACTATATAAAAGACATCGGCACTTTCTATACAGAAGCACTAAAAGGCACTGTAACCCTATCAACCTTAAAGGCTTTATACGCGGCTCAAGATATACCTGTTGAGCTACAGGAAGGGATTGATCAGGAAAGAGCGGCGGCGCTTTAATCCCAGCTAACAAACTCTAACCAACCTGCTACCCCTGAGGCTCGTTCGTTCTCCATACGTGCGGCCTCAGTTTTATAGTGTTTAGCGATCAGCTTCTGTTCCTTGTTCATCCTCTTGCCAAGGTTGATGTCCTCTGCCTTTTCCCTAATCAACTCCAAGGCACCTTCGCCATAGGTGTCAATATAGTGACGTACAAAGTAATCGGGGTTGCTACCGTACTTCTGGTGACAGCCGTAGCAGTGAGCAAAGGCATTCATTGCATCGTACCGGATACCCTTCTTTGATCGGCTGAAGTAGTGAGAGCAGTGTAGTCCAACACTGTTTGACTCGTACTGTGCGCCACACCCCTGGCACTTGAAGTCATTGCGTAGCCTGACGCATCTACTGAACCAATGATCTGCCGCTGTTCTTTTTAACTTCATCTTGATCTCCAAGCTATATTTCAAACGATAGCTGTACGTCTACCCTGTCTCTTTCCTCATCCCAATGCAGTGCGCTGGCTGAGTTAATAGACTCTATTCTTTCCACCAGAATGCTCGCTCTGGTCTCTTTTGATTTCGGGCTATACGATCCAGCCCATTTGCTATCTATCCCTATGTTTCTTGCTACGTTTGTGGAGTCTGCACTCGACAAAGGAAGGTACTTAAACACGGACTTGTTAAGCATTCTAAGACCATGAAGCTTTGCTATTGGCTGTCCGTTGTCATCAACCACATGGCGTATAACGTCTCTCATTCTGCTGACGCACTTACCAGGATTTCGTACATCGTATTCGCCGCATGATCCAATAGCGACTCTGGGGTATGTATTGCATAGTCTTATAAACCGATCTTCTGGTTCATTCATATGCCATACAGGGACACCAACATAGTTACCGTGAGGCCATGCCGCCAGCAACTCATCGTTTGCCTGAGAGCCTCCATCAATTACGTCGGGTATGATTGCAAAGTCAAAGCGAGGATGATTCTTCCAGCGATCAATAAACTCATAATATCCAGACCAGTCGATAGGCTCC